AGGCCCGTCAATATTCAAGAATCCTTGCAGAACCGCAGTTAAAATTGAACCGGGAAGGTAGCATCACTGAACCTGATACCCGAATGGTTCAGATGAGATTGAAGTCTATTTGCCACACGTTCGGCACTCTGCATATCATCGAACACCTGTGCCCTGCCGGTATCTTTTGTCAATGCAGGCCAGTTACGTTGATCGGTACAAGGCATAAGGTAAAGCTCTGATACTTCACCGCTGCGAAGCTCTTTAGTAGTACAGACAATGATTGACATTCTTTCGACTCCAATAAAAAGAAAGCCCCTATGCTAGAATAGATAGGGGTTTTATAGTGCGACATTGCACTAAGATAAGCCCTTAAAACAATAAGGGCTTATGATGGTGCAGAGTCTAGCTAGTTATTACTTGACAGACACTTTGCGGGTTTTCTTGTCAGACTCTATTGCATAGTCTGCTTTCAACTTGTTAACGAATTCGTCAACAGGTACGCCATTGCGGATCAGTTGCAGAACTACGGCGTGAGCGGATTTATCCACACTAAATGCCCGGTGTGATACTTCGCGTCCATACTCTGCCCAACTAAGATTCGAGCGAAGGAAATCCAGCGCCTTGTTCCAATCGTAATCAGCGTCTTTTTTCTTTTCTGCAAACCTTGGCGGAATGTTTACAGTACCTCCCGACTTGTCTTTTCCCTTCTTCGAATCTACTGCCTTATGCGGGATAACTTCCGCAAGGAAAGCCAGCAAACGGGAGTAGTTCATACCTTTTGAAAGATATGCTACTCGCAACACTTCGTTAACAATCGTTACATTGTGATTTCCTTCGTGATAGAAAAAATAAATTGAATCGCGAACAAATTGATTGAATTGTTTTCCTGCTTGACCCGTAACCTTTAACATAAGGTTACGTTCGTCCTTGAAAGTGTTAACGTTCAATACGTTAAACTCAATACCTCGTTCGACGGTTTTCATACTCTCACCTATTGATGATTTGGGTTAGCTAACGCCAATCGTTAGCCCATCAGCACCCTAACCTATGCTAGAATAAGGTGCTGATAGCCTAAGCTGGCCACGTTTCGCCTGGCCATTTTACCGGCCATTGATCCCCGTACTATTGCGATACCATTTTACCGATACTGCCGATATATGGTCGCTAATCATAGGGAAGGGGACAGGATAACGGATACCGTATCGCATACGGGGCGAGGCGCTTGCCTCTATATAGTCGGACATGGTTACTCTCGCGCTGTTTACGTACATCATACAAGATAGTCAAACGAGAATGATTCCCATTCGCAATCCGGTAACCTACTCTGTTGTAGGCGCAGCGCCTAGCCTGGCTTATACAGTAGCCCAACTATTGTTGAGAATGATTCTCATTCGCACTGAGCGAATCGTTAGCAATAGATTAGGTCTACGCTACTCTCCGGAGAGAGGCATAAACTAGTGGCGCGCGGATAGAATCGCACGCGAAAGGCCGATTGTTAAAGAGCGGATCGGGGCTTGCCCGGTGCCATATACATTGCAGCCCACGTGCCAACTATAAAAATTCCTTGTAAATCAATAACTTAGCGCATAAATACCTATGGCACGATACTTGCTGTATGACAAATATTGTCACTTTTACTGTCAGAATGTGACAAAAATTGTCAGTCTATGCGAAGAAAATGCCAAACCTACTAGATTACGTAAATGTAATGTATGAATAATAACGGTATTGTAAGTAAGAATATAGGTGAGAATGAGAGGGGTTCTCACTACCACTTTCAATCTCATGTAACCCGAGCATCTACACACTTAGTCGGGGTGGGGTGGGGGGAAATTTTTGCTCGTGAGAGCGAGGGTGGGGGGACCCCTCTTCCGACGATTATACAATTTCTAAAGAGCCCCTCTTCCGACTCTCAGTGAAGCTGAGTAGTAGCAAACGCAAAGCGTTTGATAGATTATGCAATTTCTAAAGGCAGATCGAAGATCTGACTGGAACAAGCTTCGCTTGTAAAGAGGCCCTAACTTGCCCACCTGAGTAGAATTTCTTTCTTTTGGTAAAAAAAGGGTAGATTTTTCTTAAAATTTTATATATTTTTAAAATAAAGTGAGAAATTTATTGAACTTTCGTCTTTTTTTGGTGTCTAAGTATCATTATTTATAAGTGTATATAAAAGCCCTCGCAAGATGTCTGTTCTTCGCTAGCCTAGCCACCTGATTCTGTTAGGGGGAAGCCCCCACAGAACAGGTTAAACGGCCAGCTCGAACATCCACTTGCTCGGGCTTTATAACTTAAGGTTGTTAAGTTTACAGAGTATACCTCTACTCATGGATTGAAATGTAACTATACTATGCCTAGTTCACCTAATTACACGAGAAACTACAAACAAGAAAGGAAGACTGCCATAGCTAGAGGTGAGACCTCAGTAGGTAGTAAGTCTAAGGATGCTACTCGTCATAGAGCTCGTAGAGCTTACGAGAAAGCTAATGGAGACCTCCCTTCTAACGTTCATGTAGACCATAAGAAGAGTCTTAAGAGTGGAGGATCTAACTCCCTCTCTAATCTAAGGGCTAGATCAGCTAAGTCTAACACCTCCGCAGGAGGGAAGGCTGGAGACCGTAAAGGTAAAGCTGCAGGTGGCCGCAAGGGGAAATAAGGATATGGGGCTCCCAATACTTGATATTCTTTCTTTTGGTGGGAAGCTTATTGACAAGCTTATCCCTGATCCACAAGCTAAGGCTCAAGCACAATTAGAACTAGCTAAGCTCCAGCAGTCAGGGGAGCTAGAGATCCTTAAGTCTGAGACTTCCTTGGCTCAAGGACAGTTAGAAGTCAACAAGATTGAAGCTTCTTCTACTAATTTGTTTGTTTCTGGTTGGAGACCTTTTATTGGTTGGTCTTGTGGCTTAGGCTTTCTCTACCAAGTTATTCTTTGTCCTATAGGGACTACAATCCTCACTAACGCTTACAAATGGGCACCTATGCCCATAATCGATAGTGAATCCCTCAATACAGTTCTCTTTGGTCTATTAGGTCTTGGTGCTTATAGGACAGTAGAGAAGATTACGCGAAAAGCGTAACTTCGAAGATTTAGCGAAGCTAAAGAGAAAGTTACTAAGCGAGTATAGTATGCCTCTCAGCTTCGCTGAGCTCTAGCATTTATTCGGAGAATAGAATGCCAATTACTAAGAAAGTTACTAAAAAGACTGCATCTCAGACTAAAACTAAGCCTGCCGACCTTGGTACTGGTGGAGCCCGTAAAGCTGCAGACGCAATCATGAAACGTAAGCAGATGCTCAAAGATATCTAATGTCTCGCATAGACTTGTCCGTAATAGCGGAAGCACCATCTCTACCTGAAGATTTTGACACTAGTTACATCGATCATCCACTAGCCAAGTATACACCAGAAACTAAAATTAAGTTTGTAGGTGTCTTTTTTGAGACTGGAAGTGTTAATGCAGCTTCTGACTCTTGCGGTGTACCTAGAGACTTAGGACATCATTGGAAGAAAGACTCTCCTTGGTTCGATGAAACACTAGCTGCACTTCGTAGAGAAAAACAAAAAGAGTTAGATGCAGTTCTCACTCAAGCTATACAGAAGTCATTAGCTTCAGTAATAGACAGGATTGAGGACGGCGATTTCTTCCATGATGTAAAGACTGGAGAAATCAAACGTATCCCTATGAAAGGGAAAGAGCTTGCAGTTACACTAGCTGTATTGTACGACAAGAGGGCTCTCCTTAGAGGAGACGCTACTCAAATCAAACAAGAGTCTAAAGCTACACTTCAGTCTCTTGAAGATAAATTTAAACAATTCGCCCTTACTCTGAAAGAGAAGGACGTAGTGAGTAATCAATGATGAAAGCACCGCAACCGATCAAAATGAATTCCTCGCTGAAGAAGCCTGGAAATAACCCTGTTAAGGGAAAGAATCGCGAAGGCATTTCTGACCCTAAAGTTAAAAAATAAAGGATATCTATAATGGCAATTACTACTGCTCTGGCTACCTCGTTCAAACAAGAACTCTTGGTAGGCACTCACAACTTCACCCTTTCTACTGGTGATGCTTTCAAAATCGCTCTGTACACCTCGTCTGCTACCCTCAGTGCTTCGACCACGGCTTACAGCGCAACTAACGAAGTTTCTGGTACTGGCTACACGGCTGGTGGCGCTACGCTTACCAACGTTACCCCTACCACTTCTGGCACTACCGCTTTCTGTGACTTCGCAGATGCATCGTGGACCAGCTCGACGATTACGGCTCGTGGCTGTATGATCTACAACAGCACCGACTCGAACCGTTGTGTAGGTGTTTGGGACTTCGGTAGCGATCAAATCAGCTCGTCTGGTACGTTCACCATCGTGTTCCCGACTGCTGATGCTACTAATGCTATCATCCGTCTCGCATAATAAAACATTAGAGGGCCATCTATGCAGATCACCGAAGCACTCGAAAGACGTACTATCGACTATGTAACCCGTGAGGATAACGGGATTACCTTGGTTTGCACGGATGGCCACTCTATCTCTCTCTTTGTAGACGAGAACAAACAAATCCAACTTGGAGGACAGAATGTTCAAATCATCCTCCCAGGGTTGGATGCATTTGGCAAGCAGTGGGTGTAATATCTAATGCCTGTCCTTACCCCAGTAACCTTACAGATGTTCCCTGACGGCCTAGGAAGCTTTCGTAGCGCCGTTCCTGTTACATCTGTAGGGCTACAAGGGTTCCAAATTTCTTCCTCTAGGGGCTCTGTAGGACTCTCTACAGGTATGTCCAGGGCTATCTCTGGACAATCAATAATATCTTCTCAGAATGTACTAGGACTTAACCCCAGTACGTCTCAGTCTGTGAATATTACCGGACAAAGCACTACAAGTTCTATAGGAACACCTACTAGAACAGTCACCGATTCTGTACAACTTACCCCACTAGCCATTACATCTTCGCGTGGTACAATGACTACCAGTGACATCCCAGATCTACCTACCATCTCAGCAGCTCGACTTAACGACACTACAGTACGTTATACATTCACTGGTGGAGCGGGCGCTACATCGTGGACAGTTTACTACCGCACTCCATCCAGCTCAGGTAGCTACACATCGCAGAGCATTACTGTCGGCCAGTCGACGTATGACGTGACCGTAAGCAGTGGCGGAAACTGCGACCTGTACCTGTCAGCCACCAACGACGCAGGCACGGTTAACAGCAGCGTGGCTACGGGGAGTGCGGCGAGTGTTAGTTGGCAGCTCGCGAGCGGACACTATGAGCCTCGTGAATCGAACATGGCCATCGAGCACCCGCGACCAGACGGCGAGACAAACAGCTACGCGCAGCATCGCTGGTGCTATACAGGCATGGCGTGGAACACACGTATCTGTGTGCGCGATGGCTCGTACCCGTTTTATTTCGAGGTTGACTCGACATCTGCCGGGAAAGGCATGTACATCGGCGCGCAGCTATCGACGGTTGGCGACCATCTGGAAGCTGACGCGACCTACGCACGCCTACACTGGGATAACCCAACAGCGGGCACCCACACGATCACAGTCAACGTGTACGACCAGGAATATCAGCGTGGTGGAAACCCATCCGCCGTTGCGACGATTACGTGGACGCTGGTTGTTGATCAGAATGCGTCGAAATATGTCTGCATTGATCCTGTCAACGGAAACGACACGACAGGCACGGGCACAATCGCCGCGCCGTTCCGCACTATTCAAAAAATCCACAACGACAGTAGTTCAACAACCACATACGCAAATCGCCAAATCATTCTGCGAGCAGGAACAACGCCTCTCGACGGGATGGCGACGAACGGCAATAACTACGCACTACAGGCATCAACAAACCCGGTTGTGTTTGTCGGTTATCCGGGTGAGACCTGCACGCTGAGCCTGTACGAAGGGTGGTTCGTTGGCCGTGGTGCTGGCGACATAATGTTTAAAAACGTGACAATTCGCCACGCGTCTGAGTTCGGCACCAAGCTGCACTTCTACGCGACAGTAACAGGAGCGTCTCGCGTTTCATTTCACGATTGCGACCTGACAAATTATTTTGCGGGCAGTAATACGGGTAGCGAAAACCCGGCGCTGATATACACGACGACAGGCGGCACAACCTCTCGGCTCACTGTGGAGGGTTGCGACCTCACCGGTCAGCTTGGAGCCATACTAACAGCATACATGCTCGATGGCGGGACGTTTCAACACAACACAATCCACAACGCAACGCTCACAGAAACCGACCCATCTAATTCTCATGCCGCGCTCTATCTCAAGGACTCGACGAGAAACTTCACGGTTAGGGCCAACGATGTTTGGGACGCAATAACAGGCGGTATTGATGGCTTTGTTGGCTGCGGCGGCCAGAACACGGGCGGGTTTACATACTCGGCTGAGAACATTCTAATCGAATACAACAAAATCAATTTCACCGGGCAGCGATCAATCGAAAACACATTCGAATACGGAAGCCCGGCTACCGGCGTTCACATTCGCAGAAATTCCTGCGCACAGGATATTCATCATGGGTTTTCAAACACGCCATCGGATTACAACGTGACGCGAAATGCTGCCGTTGGAGGTATTACCAATATGCCGGGTGGAGCGGTACAGACGGAAAACCTGACAGGCTCCGGCTTGTTTGACTCGTCGATGAACCTCACCGGGGCCAACAGAACAAATTACCTCGGTATTCGTGGGGCGGAGATAGCGTAAATGGCATTGCGAGATAGCACAGCAGTTAATGCAGGAGCCAACGGCGGCACAGTTAGTGCGCCCGCTGGTTTGGCGCAAAACGACATCGTACTGCTGAGGGTTTTGCTCGCCGGTTACAACAATCTGGCGATTACATGGCCGGCAGGTTTTACGCAGATCGGTAATACGTCGTGTGACGCCTCTGTAGCGGCAGACGTGCGCACCCATAAAGTGGCGTGGGCGCGCATGGGAGCTAGCCCACCGGCAAATTTTGCTGTCTCGTGGACGGGCAACGACGCAGCGACGATTCATTGCGCCGCTTTCTCTGGGCGCTCGACAACATCCGATCCGGCTGCATTCGAGACTCAGCCGGGAGCCGGCACAACGTCACGCCCGCTGTCTCTTGCAGCAACTGGCGGCACGATGGTCGCCGGTGATGACGTTGCGTGGTTCGCTGATGTGTTTGGTGGTGGCGACGCTGGGACATTTACGCCGCCAACCGACTACACAGCGCAGGAAACATCTACAAATCTATATGCAATCGGTCAGCTCGCGACTCGTAATAATGTTGCAGCCGGATCAACGACCCCAATTACTGGGTCATGGACTGGCCCAGCAGCGCAGGCGTACTCATGGGGCGCAGTTGTTGTTCGCATCCCTGTGGCATCCTCCGCCCCCACCATCAGCAGCGGCACGCCGACTGGAACGGTAGGTGCAAATCCGACTGTAGGTTTCACAACTGATACGAACACTGGCACAGCGCGTATTGTGATTGACACGGCAACTAACCTCTCAGGAGTAACTGCCACCCAAGTTCTTGCAGGGCAAAAGAACAACAGCACAGCTGCCGCATTTGATTCTGGAAATATCACTGTAAGCTCTACTTCCCCTAGTTACGCATTTAGCGGTCTTCAGGGGGGGACTACATACACTGCAGCTGCAGCACAAAACTCTACCAGTAACTCAAATGTAATAACTTGGACCTTTACTGTAGGTGTATATCCATCAGGGATCACTACAACCTCTAATGCAGGTGCACTGTCTGTACAAATAACAGATACACCTATAGTCTCTGGTCTTCAAATTTCTTCAGCCCAAGGCGAACTTGTTCCAGGTGTAACAAACAATGGAACATCTGGTCTTGGCAACACAATTATTGACTTCGGTGCGGGCGCTACTACAGCAACTGCAACAGTAATAGGACAAACTAATATCTCTTCTGGATCTTTTGCTGATGCCTTTATAATGGGCGCTGACTCTACTTCAGACCATACTGCAGACGAGCATAGAGATGTAGTGCTTGACATTAAAGTCTTCAATATTACTCCAGGAACAGGCTTCCAAATAAGAGCTATCTCCTCTACAACTCTCACAGGTAAGTATCGTTGCCGCTGGGTCTGGACCCACTAAGTAAACTCATAAACTACTGGACGGACTCTGATGAGTTTACTCTTAGCCTTTATTCTTGATGATAGTGGAGTAGGTCTTGCAGGGCAAGGCCTTTCTACGTCTCAAGGAACATTGTCAGTTACTGTAGTAGATGACATCTCTATTAGTGGCCAATCTAGCTCTGTTACCCAAGGCAATGTTGTAGTTCAGACCTCTAAAGAGCTTACTGGTCAGGCCATTACATCTTCTGCAGGTTCGTTATCTTCTTATGAAGATATGAACTATAGTATTACAGGACAACTCCTCCAGCTCTCTACAACTGCTCCATCTGTTACAGCAGTAAGAGATGTAACCTACAACATAATAGGTACTCAACTTGTATCTACTTATGGCGGAACCTACGTAGTAACAACAGAGAGTGTATCTGTAACTGGGCAAGAGGTCGCTGTTGGCCAAGGAACTCTTACTGCAAGTGTAGCCGGTGCAATATCTGTAAACCTGACTGGTCAAGGACTTACTTCCTCTGCAGGAACTCCATCAGTTCAAGGGATACAGAATGTCCTTTATTCTATGAGTGGACAAAGTGTTTCTGGGACTGTAGGTGTACCTGGACGTTCTATCTCCGATACTGCTTCTGTTGTAGGCGTACAATTCACCTCTAACACCTCTGCTCCAACAGTCCAGATCAAGCTGGAACCTAACGTATCACTTTCTGGCGTAGAAATTGAAACTGACCGCGGACACTTCGACTTCCTCTACAGGTTGCCTATAAGTGGACAAGGTATCAACGATACCACAGGAACTGTCAGCGTCTCTACTAATTACACTGGGTACCCTGTAACTGCAGCTACTGCACTCACAACTACAGACAGTGTCTTTACCGGCATGGGCTTCTCCCCCGCTGATGGAGATAGGGCCTATTGGCCTAACACTGTAAACTCTACCACATTAGTACCTGAAACAAATGCTGGAAATTCTACTGGTCGCATCGCTTCTGGCCCTGATACTGGCAGCTTCATAACATACTATTTTAGGAACATTGGTGGCGAGTATTACACAAGAGAGGTCACTCTTGTTAATGGTCAAGCTACTAACATCTTCCTCTCAGGCCAGAACCTGCAATCCTTCAGAGGATTTGTATCTGTAGTAGGTCAGACAGCCCTTACAGGAGGCTCTATAACGGCCTCTGAGGGTGCCTTAAATGTAACCGTATCTGACCTACAGCTCCTTACCTCTTCCAGCTCTACGGCTCTCCCAGGGGCTTTAAACGTCACTCTGGAGCCTAGTGTAGCACTCCCCGGAAGAGGTATTTCTGCTGTTCAAGGCGACCTCACCCCAGACACAGTCGTAGGGATCTCCGGGCAAGAGGTTACAGCGTCTGAGGGCAGCTTTGATTTCACCATCAATGCCACTGTACCGATATTTTCTCAGACAGTCCAATCTTCTAGAAACAGTATCTCGATACAAACTGGAAGCTCTGTAGAAATCTCTGGACAAGAGACTGTCTCCGGACAAGGTACGGTAACCACATCTGATGCTAAGAGCAATGTCTATGCCCTTACTACGGAAGCAATAACTTCCGAACAAGAAGGTCTCGTCATAGCTAAGAACCCTACTGCATATTTGTTCTCTGCAGGAATGGTAGGAACTCAGGGGGTTCTTACTACAGCAGACAGGCTTGTTTACTTGCAAGGTCTTGGAATGGTATCTGGGACTAAAGATGACATCACTGTCATTGACATTGAAATCAAGGATTGGAAAACACCACACTTCCTCGAATATGTCTTTGGCAACGTCCTTCAATGATTGAATTAACTCCAGAGCTTATATACGGATTCACTAACTCACTATTAGCTCCAAGATTTGATACTCCTGTAAAGACTCCTGATTTTCATCTAGAACTTTGGAAGTATGCTTGCAGTGAACATCCAAAGGTGGCAATAGCAGCTCCAAGGGGCCACGCTAAATCTACAGCTGGTACTCACTGCTACTCTCTGGCCAATATCTGTTTTAGAGCAAAGTCTCACGTACTTATAGTCTCAGATACAGAAAGCCAGGCAGTAAGTTTCGTAAGTGATCTTAAGAATGAGTTCACTGAGAACCAAGAGCTTATAGACCTCTTCGGGGTTCAAGGGCTTGTCAAGGACAGAGAAACTGAGTTTGTAGTCCGCTTCAATGACGGGCACCTAGCCAGGGTAATAGCTAAGGGTTCAGAGCAGAAGCTTCGTGGTCTCAAGTGGAGACACAAACGTCCAGACCTTATCATCTGTGATGACCTTGAGAACGACGAAATCGTAATGAACGATGAAAGGCGTCTTAAGTTTAGAGAGTGGTTCTATAAAGCGCTCCTCCCTTGTGGATCTACAGATTGTCACATAAGAGTCTTCGGCACTATCCTCCACCTTGACAGCCTACTGGAACGTTTAATGCCTCCACTAGGCATGGAAGGGACAGTAGAAGATGGACTTAAGATGTATAGCGCTCAAGAGAGATCATGGCTCTCAGTGCGATACAAAGCCCACAACGACGACTTCTCACTTATCCTTTGGCCAGAGCAGCACAACGAAACAAAGCTCAGGGCAGTAAGGCAAGACTATTTAGAGCAAGGTAACCCTGAAGGATACTCTCAAGAGTATCTTAACTATCCTATCGATCCTACTACAGCTTACTTCCGTAAGAAAGACTTTGTAGAGTTGATAGAAGATAAAGAACCTGAAGAGTACTATATAGCAGCTGACCTTGCAATCTCTGAGAAAGACAAGACTGCATTTACAGTGTTTGTAGTTGCAGGCATGACACCTAGCAACGTACTAAGAATACGGGATGTAGTTAGGTTCAGAGGAGACTCTCTCCAGATTATTGATGAGATGTTTGATCTCTATTCAAGATGGAGACCTCAAATGATCTTCCTTGAACAAGAGAACATCGCAAGGACACTTGGACCTATCATCAATAAAGAAATGGAAGAAAGAGGTGTATTCCTTCCTATCCAAGAGATGACAGCCTCTCAAGACAAGGTTAAGCGGGCAAGAGCACTACAAGCCCGTATGAGGGCAGGGATGGTAGAGTTTGATATAAACAAAGAGTGGTATCCTGCTTTCCAACAAGAGTTCCTTCAGTTCCCTCGTGGGGCTTATATGGACCAAGTGGATGCCACAGCGTGGATAGCACTGGGCCTCGATAAGCTCTACGACACACCTACAAGAAAAGATTTAGAATTAGCAGCATACGAAGAAGAAGTAGAAGATACTAGTGATTGGTTCTTCGAGCACTCTAACGCTACAACTGGATACTGATAATGGCATATAAGCTTGACAAAGCATATTACTCTGTAAACATCGCGGAAGATCTCGATGAAAAGAATCTATTGGAAATTGGGAACAGTCTTGCTGAGCTTGTTAACGACGACGATCTTTCTCGTAGCAGCTGGCTTGATGATCAAGATGAATGGATGAAGCTTGCTTCTCAAGTGAGAGAGACTAAAGACTTTCCTTGGGAAAGAGCTTCTAATGTTAAATATCCTCTCGTATCCCTAGCTTCTCTCCAGTTCCATGCTAGAGCCCTGCCATCCTTGATCAACAGTAATCTTCCAGTAAGAGCCAAGGTTCTTGGAAGAGATCCTGGCCAAGCTAAGCAGATGAGAGCTGATCGTGTAAGCCGTTACATGTCCTATCAAGTACTTGATGAAATGGAAGAGTGGCTTGATGATATGGACCGAATGATGATAGTACTTCCTATCATCGGACTTTGCTATAAGAAAACATATTACTCTGAGAACTTAAAACGTAACCGATCCGTTCTCGTAATGCCGCGTGACTTGATTGTCAATTACTTTGCTACCGATTATAAACGTGCTCGTTTGTCGCACGTAATGATTATGGATCGTAACGAAGTAAAAGAATTTCAAGCTCGCGGTATTTTTTTGGAAGCAGACCTTCAAGAGGATTCTAAGCCCTTGAAAGGTATGCGGGATGAAACCATTGGCTTGTCTGCCCCAGGTAACTCCGCAAGTGAAGATACTCCACTGGAGCTTATAGAGTCTCATTGCTGGTGGGATCTTGATGAAGATGGCTACAAAGAGCCCTATATCATCACCTTCCACAGAGAGTCTCGGAAGATCCTTAGGATTGTAGCTCGCTGGGAAGAAGACGGGATTGAATACAATGAAAAAGGAAAGATTGTTAAAATCGAACCTTGTGAGTATTTCACCCCTTTCACCTTCCTTCCAGACCCTAATTCAGCAGTATACGGAATTGGATTTGGAAGACTGCTCGGACCGACTAACGAATCGGTTAATACTATTATCAACCAGCTTATCGATGCTGGCACTCTTAGCAACCTTCAATCAGGCTTCTTAGCCCGTGGGGTCAAGCTTAAGGGTGGTGCTACAAGGTTCCGTCCTGGCGAGTGGAAAATAGTAAACACTACTGGTGATGATCTCCGTAAGTCTATCGTACCAATGCCGGTACGAGACCCATCGTCTACACTATTCCAACTCCTTGGGATGCTGATTGAGTCTGGTACTCGCTTGTCTTCTGTAAGCGATATTATGGTTGGGGACAACCCTGGTCAGAACCAGCCCGCTTCTACCACAATGACTGTGCTTGAACAAGGGCTTAAAGTCTTTACAGGCATTTATAAGCGAATCCATAAAGCCCTTACTCAAGAATATAAGAAGCTCTACAAACTGAACTTCCGTTACATGGATGAGATGCATTATCAAGACATCCTTGATGAAGGTGCTCAGCAGCCACAGATCCCACCAAATACTCCTCCGGATCAAGTCCAACAAATAATGATGATGGCTCAGGAGAATCCTCAGCCTGTAGCCTCCATCATGGACTTCTCCCCTGAAGGTCTAGACATTGTTCCTGCTTCTGATCCTAACTTTGTCAGTGATTCTCAGAAGTCTATGAAAGCTCAATCTTTGTTACAGAAGCTTGCAATGGGTCTCCCTCTAAACCCTGTTGTAGTTACTCAGAAAGTACTTGAATCTGAAGGTCAAGAAGATATACAACAACTTATGACTCTTCCACCTCAGCCACCATCACCTCAACAGATGGAGTTTGAACTGGAGACTATCAGGGTTCAGATTGAAGCGTTTAAAGCTTACTTTGATGCATTGTCTAAAACGGCTCAAGCTGAGGCTGCAGAAGAGGGTAATCAGCTTAATACATATCGTGCAATTGTTGATGACAAGCTCAAGGTAATGGGCTTTGAACGCGAAGGACAGCAAGCACAAGAAGGTCAGTCTAATGGCGGAGAAGCCAAGGCAAGTAAAGCCAAGCCTAAGGGCAAGGTATAATCCAGAGTATTATCATAATCTTGCAGAGAAGCACCTAGACGGTGTATCTGCAGAAGAAGCAATAGCATGGCACTCCCATGCTTGTACACAATCCCTCCTAGCATCTCTAGAAGGCGATTTAGACGGAATAGTTACAATGTGGGTTGGTGGTGGATATTCTAACGAAGATTCCATTGATGCAACTTCACAGCTCAATGCTAAAGCTCGTGGTATGGCGGAAGCACTTGAAGATGTAATTAAGACTATTGAAGAGATTAAGAATCTCAAACTAGAAGGCGAGTCGTATGACTGATTGTATTTTTAAGCCTTTGGGCTATCGTATTATCTGCAAACCCGATCCTATTGAAGAAGTTACTAAGGGTGGGATTGTTCTTGCAGTGGACCGCAAATTAGAGCGGGCAGGACAAATGTCAGGCCATGTGGTAGCAGTAGGATCTCTTGCTTGGACTCAATTCCAAGATGAAGAGCCTTGGTGCAAAGTGGGGGATCATGTTCTTTGGGCCCGTTACTCTGGAGCCACCCTTACTGACCCTGGTACAGGGGAAAACTACATGATAATGAATGACGAAGATGTCACTGCTAAGATTGGAGAATAACATGACTGAAGAAGTCATTGATACACCGGCTGATGCCGGGACATCTCTTGAATCTACTAACATTGTGCCTAAGCACGAAGATGTAGCAAGAGAAAGTGGTTGGAAACCATTAGAGGAATGGGACGGAGATCCCGAAGATTGGGTAGACGCCAAGGAATTTAATCGTCGTGGCGAATACATGGATCGCATGAAGCACCAATCTTCTTTGATTAAGAAACTTGAGAAGAAGCTTTCTAAGCAGGGACAGACACTCTCTGAACTTGCTGCGCATCATCAGAAAGTTAAAGAGACTGAATATAAACGGGCTCTTGAAGAACTTAAGCTTCAAAAGAAAGAGGCTCTTGAATATATGGATCACGACAGGGTTATTGACATTGATGACCGCATCGATGATCTCAAACGTGTAAAAGAGTCTGAAAAAACAACCACTGTACCAGAAGGTACTCCTCCTGAAGTCCAAGAGTGGATTGAGGATAACCCTTGGTATGAAGAAGATGTCCTTCTTCAGGGTGCAGCAGAAGCTCTTATTAAGAAAGAAGTTTCTAAGAACCCTGAGATTGAAGACCTTCGTGGCCTTCTTGACAAAGTCACAGATAGGCTTAAACAAGAGTTTCCGAATAAGTTCGGAAGAAAAACTCGACAGACAATGCCGGTAGCAGAGCCAGGCAACAATGAACCTTCGAAGACCTCGAAGGCTTCTAAATACTCAGCTCGAAACCTCAACGAACTGGAGCTTAGAGTAGCAAAGAAATTTGTAGCTCTTGGTGCAGTTAAGTCTGTAGAAGAATATGCCAAACAGTTGGCTGAATCTAACATTTGAGGTAAGAGAAAATGAGTGAAGTCAAAGAGACTAAAAAAGTAGGTGCTAAGGCTGTACAAGTTAAAGCCCCTAACAACAAGGGTGGCAGACCGCGCAAGTATGTCCCCAAAACAGGGGTCTCCAGAGAGGCCCGAGTTCCGATTGCAGGTATGCGGGATGTTATTCCAGAAGTGCTGGATAAAGATCCCAACTACCACTATTATTGGGAATTAGATTCCGACGAGACTGGAGCTCGAATCAATCGCAGGTTGCGTGCAGGATACGCTTTTGTCCAATCAGAAGAAGTGGATGTACCAGGGACGTATGTATACGCCTCTTCTAATGTAGGCTCAATCATCCGTGCTCCCAACCTTGGCAGTGGCTTTCTGTACCTCATGAAGATTCCGATGGAATGGCATCTTGAAGACATGAAGGCACAAGAAGCAATTGCCGACCAAACTGAAGAGACTATCTACGAGGACTCTGTCCAGGAAGGTAGATATGGCTCTGTCAAGTTATCAAGGGAATAATACTTTTAATTTTGGAGACTTATAATGGCGAACGTTTCACGTTCTATGGGCTTCCGGCCCGCTAAGTCCCTGACTGGCGCTCCTTGGACCACGCTGGTTCGTAACTATAATGCTGGTACTCGCAGCTCTGATACGACCAACAACCACGGCGACATCTATATCGGTGATCCGGTAAAACTGTCGTCTGGTGCAGTCCTTCCTGCCAACTCGGGTGATACCATCCTTGGTGTAGCTGTTGCTGTAGGTACGACCACGTCTACCTTCGGTGCTACTGGCTACTACAATCCTAACAACCTTGGCCAACGTTACCTTGGTTACTCTGAGACTGGTGTAGTAGGTGTTGTGCCTGCTGAACTCGCTCTGTTTGAAGTCGAAGAAGCTTCTGATCTGGACCTGGTTCCGGGCAGCCTGGCTGACATCAACTCTGCAGCAGCTACCGCTCATGGCAGCCGTACGACTGGCTACTCGTCTGTGAAACTTACAACTGCTTCGAACAACGACGTTCAAGTAGTAGAAATGGTAACTTCTCCTGACAATGATGCAACCATCACTGCAGCTAAGTTCCTGGTAATGTTCCAGAAGACTCAGCATAAGTCTGAATAATAGGGAGATTTAGATGAGCGTTATTACTAGTTCAAGCTTCGCAAAAGCATTGTGGCCTTAACTGAAGGGCCTCTTGTTAGAAACAACAAGAGATAATCTCTTTAATTGCTGGGAACTCTTTGGAACTTTTTTGTCTAAAGACAATCAGCAGCCAAGTTAGTAGTTTAAAATGTCTACTTGTGTTATATACAAAATTGTTAATAAAATTAACAGTAAAGTGTATATAGGGCAAACAGCCCAAGGTCTTGATAAAAGATCAAAAGAGCACCTATATAGATATCATCGAGGTGAACGAGACCATAGAATCTACTCAGCCTTCAGAAAATATGGGATAGAGAATTTTATCTTTGAACCTGTTTTTACAGTGTTCAATAAGAAAGATCTAGACCACTTTGAAAAAGTTTTTATTTTTGAGTACGGTTCTTACACTGATGGTTACAATTGTAATCTAGGTGGAGACTCGATGTCCGAAGAAACGAAAAATAAGATAAGATCTAAAATGTTAGGTAGGAAGATTACCTGGTATGATAAGATCTTAACTTCTAGAAGAAAGAATAGTCTCGACAGGACTATAAAAGAGCACGAACTCTTAACAAGTTCTGGAGAGATATTAAAGATTAGGAATCTAGCTAACTTCTGTAAAAAGAACTGTATAGACATCTCTAATCTCTATTCTCAATCTAAGAAAGATCGTTTCTCAAAAGGATATAAACTACTAAAAGGTTCAACGACTAGTCCGTAAGGACGTAGGGCCAAGTGGTCCGAAACGGGAGACACCTTGCTCTCTTCAAGGTGAAGATATAGTCTGGTCTGTACAGTGATGTGCAGCTGAGTTAATTACTCAGGGGTAGGTGTAACGAGCCTATTCGAACATAACGGGCGTCAACAGCTGGTATGGTAAAGAGTACTCGGAGTTCCCGGTAGAACATACCGATCTCTTCGAGACCTTCAAATCGAATCGCGCATACGAAGAAGATGTAGGCATCACCTCGTTTGGTCTGGCACAGATCAAGCCTGAAGGCCAAGCTATCACCTTCGACAGCGAATCGCAAGCATACATCACGCGCTACTCGCACGTAGTATATGCACTCGGCTTCATCGTTACTCGTGAAATCTTTGAAGATGATCAGTACGATGTAGTTGGTCAGCGTCGCGCACGTGGTCTGGCTTATTCGATGCGTCAAACGAAAGAAATCGTTGCCCACAACGTATACAACCGCGCTTTCAGTGGTTCGTATACTGGTGGTGACGGTGTCTCGCTGTGTTCCACTGCTCACCCGAACTTCTCGGGCGGCACTCAAAGCAACCGTTCGAGCACTGATGCTGCTCTGTCGGAAGCTTCGTTGGAACAAGCTTGCATCGACATGGGTAAATGGACCAATGACCGCGGCCTGCGTATTAACGTAATGCCGAAGTCGCTGCACGTACCGGTAGATCTGGAATTCGAAGCTACTCGTATTCTGGAAACTCCGTATCGCATCGGTGGTTCGTTTGCTCGTAACGACATCAACGTCATCAAGGCTCAGGGTAAATTCCCGAGTGGCCTGAAAGTTCATCACTACTTCACGTCTACGACGAATTGGTTCATCCGGACCAACGTCAAAGATTCGATGAAGCACTTTGAACGTCGTGGCATGGAATTTGCCATTGATAACGATTTCGATACTGAAAATGCTAAGTTCAAAGCATCGGAGCGTTATAGCTTCGGTTGGACGGACTATCGTGGCATCTACGGTTCGAATGGTGCTTAATAAGCAAATTGGGATCGGGGTGGGATGACCACCCCCTTTCCTTCCTTTACTAAAGGATATTAACATGTCTGGTACTTCTAGTATTTCTTCTGGTCTGCAAACTGCAGATGCACAAATTTACACTGGTCGTGGTACTCTTCAAGCACTCACGGTCATCACTGATGGCACCAACGATGCCACAGTAACTCTTTATGATAACACTGCAGCTTCTGGAACTGTCCTAGCTAAGCTGGTAGTTGATGGAACAGCTAACACCGGGTTCCAATCTTGGAACTTCCATTGCCGTTGCCTCAATGGTATCTATGCTGACGTCTCTGGCACTGGTGCATCTTACATCGTTCATTACGGCGCTTAAGAATGAGAGCTAAACTCCCTGCAATAGAACGTAGAAACGTTCGTAATAGGAAGACACGTAGCCCTGGCTATGATGCAGGGAACCACTGGCTTACTTGTGATGTATGCGGTTGTCACATAAGATCTGCCCAGGCTAAGAAGACTTGGCAGGGGTATGTGGTTTGCCCAGATGACTGGGAACCCCGTCACCCACAAGACTTTGTAAGAGCTAAACAAGACAAGATAGCCCCTGAAGGCTATGTAAGAACGGATGGGGACGGTGGTCTTTTTGTAGTTTCCTTCTGCTCTACTAACTCTGCTATCAATGGTGTAGCTATTGCTGGGTGTGCCTTTGCAGGTAACACTCGCAGACAAGCCTACACATCTGAAATTCCTACTGGAACATTTTAAATGGCCAATACTACTTTTGTTGACAAGTCAACTGTAATCCAAGCAGATTGGCTAAATGAGATTAACAGTTTCTTTTGGGATCTTTTCCAAGGGGCGCAGTCCGTACAAGAAGCTAAGACTGCTCTTGGGCTCAGTAGCTCTTCAGTAGTTACAGAAAACACCACTGCTCGTACTCTTGTCTTGTCTGATGCTGAAGCCTATATAGTAACTACTAGTTCAGACCCGGTAACTATTACTGTTCCCAGTGGTATATTCTCAGCACCTACGACAATTGTTATAGCTCAGCAAGGTGCTGGGCAGATAACATTTACTGCAGCCCCTGGCGTAACTATTAATAGTGCTACTGGAAATTACACTACAAGGGCCCAGTTCTCTGTTGCGGGCCTTATGATGACATCAGCTAACAACTGGTTCCTCACTGGGGATGTAACTTCAGCATGATACCTAGCCAGTTTTTCGCTACACTGAAACCACAAGAGCTTGGAACCAATATAAGCGCTTCACTAGTGGGGCAGCAAGCTACATTCGGAGCTGGTGATTTGTTTAGTAGTTCTAGGCTCTATGTAACAAACACAGGGGTGAGTGGGTATCAGCTGTACTATTACACACTACCCGACTTTACACTTGTTCCTGTAGGGAGCTCCTCTGCTGTCGGAGCCTTGGGCCTAGCTGTTTCTCCAAACGATACCTATATTGCCTTTGGGTGCTCTGGTGCCCCACTTCTAAAAGTTTACAACAGCTCAACTAGCTCTTTCGAGACAGTAACTACGCAACCTACTGTTGGCCCCCGTGGCCTGTGTTTTACTAAAGATGGGCAGTATTTAATCGTAGCTGGAACAAATAACACTACAAACCCTGGCAAGGCCTACTCGACATCTAATTTTACTACAGCCCCAACAACTATTAGTAATTGGCCGGTTACAACCGTGTATACAGTAGATACTTCGCCCGATAGCACTCTTATGGCAATAGGTACGCTGAATTCTCCATACATGGGTGTCTTTAGCACGTCTACATGGGATGTAGTTTCTGGACCAACTCCGTATGGAGCCTTATCTAGGGGTGTAAGTTTTTCTAGCGATGGGCAATGGCTTGCCCAGGCCACTACAAGCGCAACAAGGATCCACACTATCTCTGGATGGGGGTATTCGGATCTAACTGGTAGGTCTGCTTCTAACAGCACAGCTGCAGTCTTCTCTCCAGATAGTCAGTATTTGGCAATAACATACGACTCAGCTAATACTTTGATAGATATCTATGAAACATCTGGATGGACAAAGGTTACGACAATTACTGACACGGACGGTGTATCTGGTGAAAAATACCTTACATGGTCAACAAACATGCAGTATTTAGTACAAACTGCCGCAGATTCCGATGCTCCAGTAAAAGTCATCGATGCCCAAACATGGGCCGTAACAACATTAATTTCAATCTCTAATGAAATCCCGGGATATACCTACGGGGCAAAATTCGCTAACAATTGATAGGAAGTGTAAATGGCAACTTCTGGATCTATTAACTATTCAACTTCCTCTCAGATAATTATCACTGAAGCCCTA